AAAAGCACCGGCTAAGGCACCCGCTAAAAAAGCACCAGCCAAAAAGAAATAAAAAATGGCGTACACCACACAGGCGCTAGTTAAAGCATATTTAGGTATTCCGTCGTCTACGTCGTCAGAAAACACGGCGATAGATAACGCTATAGCCGCCGCTGAAGCTGAGATAGATCAGATAACCGGCCGCACGTTTGAAGTGCCTAGCGGCGCTACCGCCAAAACATATATACCGTTCGACGATTACACCGTTTACGTTAACGACATAGCTCAAACCACAGGTTTAATCGTTAAAACAGACACATCATTAGACGGCACGTATGACACGACTTTAACGGTTACCACAGACTACGTTTTAGACGGTAACACAGCCCCTTACAGGGTCATTAAACGTGTTGACGGTAGTGCATGGCCTAGAGATCGTTACGGACGGCCTACAGTGCAGGTAACAGCATTTTATGGTTATGGCATGGCTATTCCTGATCAGGTGAAACAGTGTGCGCTAGTTATAGCCGCCCGGTTGTATCAGCGTAAAAGCTCACCGTTAGGGTTTCAGGCGGGTTCTGTCGATGTCGGGTTTGTACGTATTAGCCGTACCGATCCTGAAGTGATCGCGCTACTAAGGGGCTTGAAGCTACCGGCGGCGGCGTAATGGATTACGACGAAATACGCGCTGAAATTAAAACACGTTTAGAAGCGGTCAGTAGCCCGGAAGCGTTCGTTTCAGTGTATGACACGGTGCCAGATTTTTTGACGCCGCCCTGTGCGATAGTAGTGCCATCGTCTAATCTAATTACTTATCATGACGCGATGGGAACAGTGGCGGCAGGGTTAAAAACGTTACGGTTTACTATTTTGATAGCGGCGCAACGTTTCGAAGCTTCAAGCAGCCAAGAAATGTTAAACGACTATCTTTCAACGGTACCTACAGCGTTAGAGGCAGACAAAACGTTAGACGGTACAGCTCAAACCCTGTTAGTGACAGAAGCGTCAAACTATGGCCCTATTACTTTCGCCGATAGTGTATTCTTATCAGTGCAGCTAGATTTGGAGGTCTACGCGACATGAAATTAAAAGTTATCAGTAGCCACGAAATAGCCGGCGTAAAAAACGGCGGTTTCGTTGATACTGAAGATAAAGACCTCGCCGATATTGACTTTCAAGCGTTAATAGACGGCGGGCATTTAGAAGCAAACAAACCAGCCAGCAAAGCTAAGGAGCAATAACAATGGCTATTTTTATGAATGAAACCGTCACGGTTACGGTAAATTCGGTGGACCTAACCGACCATATAACGTCAGTTGATTTCTCTGAAACCGCCGCCGAGATCGAAACCACCGCTATGGGCGACGCTAACGTAACCCGCATAGGTGGCTTAAAAGATGGGTCAGTGTCTATTTCATGGCACCAAGATTTCGCGTCAAGCGAAGTTTACGCCACGTTAAACCCACTGTTAGGAACCACAACGACTGTCGTCGTTAAACATAATTCTGGTTCCGTATCAGCAACTAACCCTAGTAAAAGCGTTAGCTGTCTAGTTACAGAAGTGCCTTTTGTTTCAGGTAGTGTCGGGGAACTTTCAACTTTCGATACCAGTTGGCCATTCACAGGGGCAGTAACAACCGCCACATCATAGAGCTACAGAAAGGCTACACATGATAGATTTAACGATCACGGTAACGACAGAAAACGACACTTGGAGTGTGAAACCTACGGTTGGCACTTATGTGAAGTTTGAAAGGCACTTTAACCAGCCGGTTACACAACTAGCAGGGTCCATATCTATGGAACATTTATGTTGGTTAGCTTGGGAGCAGTCCCGCCACGAAAACCGGCCAGTTAAACCCTTTAACGAATTTATAGAAACGGTAGTGAATTTAGAATTAGGCGAACAAGCTGACACCCCTTTAGTAAAGGAAGCCTGACCTACAGGGCGGCCCAGTTAGCTATTGTTACAGGTCAGCCGTTAAGCGATCTTCTAAAGTTCACACCGGATTTATTAAACGCGTTATTGTTGGCACATAACGAACGAATCAAGGAACAGAACAGAAGAACTAAGAAACGGTAACAATGGCACAAGGACAAGCACCGTTAAGCGTCACTATTCATGGCGGCACTCAATTACGCCGGGCGTTAAAAGAAACCGCCGGCGACACTGACGACCTGAAAGAGCTAAACAAAAAAATAGCTGAAATAGTTGTCGATGAAGCCGTTAAGCATGTGCCTGTTCGATCCGGCAAACTTAAAGCGTCGTTGAAATCGTTTGGTGCCGCTAGTAAAGCGCGCGCCACCGCAGGCCGTAAATCTTTACCCTATGCCACTGTCATTCATTGGGGCTGGCCGCAACGAAACATAGAAGGATCATTTTTTTTAACTAATGCGATGGAAAAGAAGCAACCGCAGATTCTCGAAACATATCATGATGAACTAGACAAAATACTTGATAAGAACGGTTTGAAATAATGGCGAGCAAAAAAACTAACGTGAATGTAGCCATAACCGGCGACGCTAAAAAGTTTCGTAAAGCCCTGAAACAGTCTGAAGATGATTTAGGCAAGTTTGAGAAAATAGGCGGTAAAGCGTTTGGGGCGTTAAAAACCGCCGGCATCGGCATGGCGGTAGGTGTAGGCACCGCCTTTATTAAAGCCGGTTTAGATTTTCAAAAAATGGAAAAGGTGCTGATTCAAGGCACCGGCGCATCAGGGGAAGCATTAGCCGACCTGAAAGAACAAGCTACTGATGTTATGAAAACGGTGCCGGAAAGCGCCGAAACGATAGCTACCACTATTGCTGATGTAAACACTCATTTAGGGTTAACCGGCGACGAATTAGAAGATACCAGCAAATTGTTTCTCGATTTCGCTAGGGTCGCTGAAGTTGATGTATCTAGCGCTGTAGGGGCGTTAGACGCTCAATTAACACAGTTTGGTATGTCAGCCGGCGACAGCGAAGAAGTATTAGGGGACCTGCTACGAATCAGCCAAGCTACCGGCGTGCCTATGGATAAGTTGCTTTCGCAAATGGAAACTTTCGGCCCTATTTTCGCGAACGCTAATTTTACCGCTGAAGAAACCGCAGCTTTATTGGGGCAGATGGAACAGGGCGGCGTTAATTTAACTAGGGTAGGGCCGGCGTTAAACAAGTTCTTTAGAGATGCCGCTAAGAACGGTAAGAAGCCACAGAAGGCGTTAAAAGAAACGGTAGAAGCGATAGAGAACGCTACCAGCACCACTGACGCCTTGAATGTGGCAACGGCGGCCTTTGGAGCTGAAGGAGCGCAACGCATGGTTTCGCTCATTAAATCAGGCAATTTTGATTTAGAAGAATTTAACGGCCTGTTAGGGGAAGGCACCGGCATAGTAGACGATCAGGCAGCCGCCACCGCCACCTTGTCAGACAAATTCAATATCTTAAAAAACAAGGTATTAGCTGAATTAGGGCCGGTAGCTATCGCAGTGATGGACGGCTTAATGAACGCTATGGACGCTTTAATGCCGGTAATTGAGAATATCACTCAAGGTATTAAAGATTTCTTCAAATCTGAAGCATGGGGTTTTATTTCAGATGTAATAGGAAAAATGATCGACGAAATCGTCGCAAAAGTTTCTCATATGTGGGAACAAATAAAGCTAGTAGTTGATTTAATCAAAGCCGTATTCAAGGGCGACTTCTCAGAAGCATGGGAAATAGTAAAAGAAATAGCCAGCAACGCGTTCGAACAAGGCAAAAAATTAGGCAGTATGTTATTAGATGGCCTTATGGCGGCGTTAAAAGCGATAGGCGGCCTAGTGTCAGATTTGGCTAGCACGTTAGCTGACGCGTTTGTCGGGGCCGTTAAATGGGCGTTAAATAACATAGTAATAGACCCGATAAATTTTGCAATCTCTAAAGCGGTAGACACTCTTGACGTTACGTTAGGGCCTTTTGTAAACTTCCCAAGTGTTGATGAATTTATACCACGCCTAGCAGAAGGCGGCATAGTAACCGGGCCAACATTAGCTTTAATCGGTGAAGCCGGGCCTGAAGCTATTGTACCGCTGGACGGCAATCACGGCGTAGGCGGCACGAATTACATAACGATAAACATGCCGGCGGGCGCTAGTGGCGAAGATGTCGTACACGCGTTAGAAAACTATGCACGCGAACAAGGCAACCTACAGATACCGACTACAGGCACCGTGAGAAGATGACCGCTACTACAGCGTGGATAGTTCAAGCCGTTGTAATCGCGCCCGATAATTCGGTTGTTTACACCACGTTAACTGATCGAACTTTAGGTTTTAACATAAACCAAGCCGCTGAAGTGGGCCGGTTTGGTTACTCTAAAGGCACCTTAGAGCTAGACAACCAAGACGGAGCTTTAACGCCTGACGCGGGCGGCAGCCTAGAAGATTACGAATGGTTTAACGCCGTTTATTTATTGAAACTAAACACTGTTTATGGCGGGTCAGATTTAGCACCCGAAGCCGCGTTTATGGTTTGTAGTAACATAAATTTCAATGATGACGGACAACGCGCCACCGTTACCCTTACGTTAGCTGACCCTTTTGTTTATGCCGCTAGGGATCAGGTAACGGCCGTTAGTTTAAGTAGCGCCCGGTACGCGGCGTTAGATCAGCTAATGTTAGATGTTGTTAATGGCTATAGTTCCGGCGGCGATTCCATTACCGGTGTTTCGTTCCCGCGTGTCGGCGGCCCTAATAACACAATAATGTCGGTAGATAGGTGCAACAACGATATAACAGTGAGTAGCCCCGCTACTGACGACCAGATCGGGTACACCGGCGGGTTAAAAGCGTTAGAGAGCGGCACCGCCCGCGATTTCATAAACAACCAGATTTTACCGACAGGACCGGCGGTAGCGTTCCCTTCTACCGTAGCTACCGTAGGGTCAGGGGGTTCTATTTATTGGAAGTTTGGCGCTACCTATTTGAACAGGAAATTAACCCGCGAAACCGTTAGCGGTGATGATAAATTTAACCGTTTCGTTTTTAAGGGTGCCGCCGGTAACAACGAATTCCCTATTTTAAGGGCCAGCACTCAATTCAATTCACGCGAAATGGTGAACCAATCGACGATTCAATCACAAGGCGATTCAGGCGACCCAGTGGTAAGCAACAACACGACCAGCCAGCAAAGCAACGGCGTAAGATCAGTAACGTTCCAAAACGTTATTATCCCGCAAGCTGACCCATCACAAACCGCTAAAACTAACGTAGGTACTTGGTGGACTAACCGCTATAACAGCGTTAATTTTGTTACCCAGAAAATTGTTACCAGTGTGGAAGCTATCGCGGAGAAGATAACGACAACAGACGGCAACGGCGATTTCTCTAACCTTATGCACGGTCAAAGTTTATGGAGCTACGCCGAAGTTACTATTACGCCGAAGGGGTCAGGGTCAGCGAAAACCTATAAATGTGTGATTGTGGGGCGTAGAATACATGCGACACCTAACGGCACACTTTTAGAATTTGATTTAGTAAGCGCGGTAGATAACCAAAGCATTAAATTGGATTCTTCTTATATCGGACAATTAAACACTTTTAGATTAGGATAGATACATGGCATTCTCATCAGGCGAAGTTTTAACCGCCGCAAACTTAAACAATCTTTCAATAACTACTTTAACTACAACAGGTAAAATAGATTCAAATTTTAACCCGCCGCCTATTGTTGAAACGTTCGCTTCTCAGGCTATTAGCGCGTCAGGTACTACCGTTACGTTTACGTCTAGCCGGTTTGCTTCTGCCCCGAATGTGATGGTTACACAAGCCACTAGCGGCGGCGGCGGTAGTAAAGTTCCAAACGTAGACAACATCAGCGCGTCGTCTTGCAGGGTCTTTTTACTTAACACGTCAGGCGGTTTCGTAGCCGGCGACGCTTCATTATTAGTGACGTTAGAGGTTTAATATGGATACTTACGTGGTGACATGCAGAACAGCAAATTGTAGAAATAAAGACGTTGAAATCGAGGTAGTGAAACCCGCTGATGGCGATGTCGTTTGCGGGCCGTGTAAACAAGCTATTACTGACGTGGTGAAAAAATGACCGATCTACCTACAACTAGCAAATGGGTACGTTTAACAGAGTTACACCCTAAATTTATTGAACGTTTAGAACACCTTTTACTGCATGATGACAGGGTTAAAGGCAGAGCTAAGATCGTTTCAGGGTGCCGCACCTACCAGCAACAGAAAGAACTTTACAGAAAATATAAGGCAGGTACAGGCAACCTAGCCGCTAACCCTGATCGACGGTTTGGCCCTAACGGTAAGTTTCGCGGGTCATGGCATTTAGAACAAGAAGATGGCTACGCCTACGCTGTCGATATTCGTTTAAGCGGTGGTTTAACATGGCCAGAATTTCACGCTATAGCCGCCGAATACGGCATATTAAAAACAGTGCCATCAGAGAATTGGCACATGCAACCCTACGGCTACCTAAACAATAAATGGCAATGGTTCCCCGCACCAAAATTGAAGGGGTTAGAAGATAAAACCCTGACTAAAGCGCCGCCGCCACCAGCACCAGCGATAGTAGCTAAAACTATGCCTACCGTACGCAGGGGTAGCAGGGGCGAACACGTGAAGGTTATGCAAAAGAAACTAACTGATTTAGGTTTCAGGGTTTCTAAGCACCCTAAAAAATCAGGCATTGACGGTATAGCGGGCCGTATGACTATAGCCGCGTTAAAAAGGTTTCAGAAAAGCCGCAAACTAAAAGTAGATGGCATTTGTGGAAAAAATACATGGAAGGCTTTAGGAATAATAAAATGATTGACTACAAAGATTTATTAGAGAGAGTGGTTAGCACTTTCATTCAAAGTTGCGTGGCCATGCTTACGGTAGACCAGATCGCTGATATGGGCGCAGACCAATGGAAACTAGTTTTAGGCGCCGGCGGGGCCGCCGTTCTATCTATGCTTAAAGGGTATGTAGCGGCCCGATTCACCGGCGATAATTCTTGCAGTCTCATAACAGGCAAAGACCAAGACCACGAACTAGACGCCATGTATGGTGAAGATTAAACGCCTGTTTCAAACCATAAGCCGGCTACTTTTAATAACCTTTATTGTCTTTACTTGGTTCGCGCCTGCTAGCCCGGCGTACGCTAATACTGTTTCATGCGTGGAAGATGGCAACGTTTTAGACTGTTCTATCGACGTTACAGATAGCGACGGCGTAAATATCAGCTTCACAATTACTGAAAATGACACAGGGGCGGTTAGCTTCACGACGTATACCAGTCTGACGTGTGACGCTCACAGCAACGAAGCCAGCGCCGCCGACCCTTACCTATACCTACTAGATGCCAGCGACACCGTGATAGCCAGCGACGATGATTCAGCTAGTCACAATGATGGAACTAACTTCTGCTGGGATTCAAGCATTTCGATTACTGATTTAGCGGCGGGCAGTTACACGTTAAACCTGAATGTTTATCAAAATTTCTTCGGCGTGTTCTCGATGGATATCGCCGGTTTAGCAGAAGTAACGACACCGACCACAACCACCACAACAACCACGACAAGCACCACCACAACGACAACAAGCACTACTACTACAAGCACGACCACTACCACGACAGAAGCGCCACCAGAAACAACAACAACAACCAGCACGACAACAACGGAACCACCACCACCAGAAACCACCACCACCACGACGACCACAACCACGACCACGACCACACAACCGCCGGCTACTACAAGCACGACAACAACAACTACGGAGCCGCCACTAATTATTTTCGATTTTGAAGAACTACCAGAACTACCAGAACAGGAGTTTGATCTAGATGAATGGTTACAAGAATTTGAAAGTACCGA